CTAGTCAGGGTATCCAAGGCATTCAAGGCGTACAGGGTATTCAAGGCGTACAAGGAATCCAAGGCGTACAGGGTATTCAGGGTGTTCAGGGTATTCAAGGTGTACAGGGTATTCAAGGCGTACAAGGACGCCAAGGTGTACAGGGTATTCAAGGTATTCAAGGTGTACAGGGTATTCAAGGTGTACAGGGTATTCAAGGTGGACAGGGTATTCAAGGTATTCAGGGTATTCAGGGTATTCAGGGTATTCAAGGAATCCAAGGTATTCAAGGTGGACAGGGTATACAGGGTATTCAGGGTATTCAAGGCATTCAAGGCGTACAAGGTATCCAAGGTATCCAAGGTATTCAAGGTGTTGGATTCGTATATAAAGGCACTTGGAACATTGCTACAACTTATAATATCAATGATACAGTATATTATGGAGGTAATAGTTATACTGCTATTATTCAAAACGTTGGATATCAACCTGATATAAGCCCAACTCAGTGGGGTGTAATTGCTAACCAAGGTATTCAAGGTGTACAGGGTATTCAGGGTCTACAAGGTATTCAGGGTGTTGGATTCGTATATAGAGGCACTTGGAGTTCAACAGCCACTTATAACCTTAACGATACTGTATATTATGGTGGTAGTAGCTATACGTCATTAATAGCAATTAATATTGGATATCAGCCTAACATAAGTCCAACTGAATGGGGCGTGATTGCTAACCAAGGTATTCAAGGTGTACAAGGTGTACAAGGACGTCAAGGCGTACAAGGTATACAAGGTATACAGGGTGTACAGGGTATTCAAGGCATCCAAGGTGTACAGGGTATTCAGGGTGTACAGGGTATTCAAGGCGGACAAGGTATTCAAGGTGTACAGGGTATTCAGGGTGTACAGGGTATTCAAGGCGGACAAGGTATACAGGGTATCCAAGGAGTACAAGGTATCCAAGGTGTACAAGGAACTGGTTTAGTCTGGAAAGGAAATTGGTCAAGTGTTACAACTTATGGATTAAATGATGTAGTATTTGAAAATGGCGGAAGTTGGGTTGCAGTAGCAATTAGTCTAAATCAACGTCCAAGTCCAGTGAGTGCGTATTGGGATAGATTAACCAGCCAAGGTATCCAAGGTATTCAAGGTATACAGGGTGTACAAGGTATTCAAGGTAGCCAAGGCATTCAGGGTGTTCAAGGTGTACAGGGTATACAGGGCATACAAGGTGTAGGCTTAACTTGGAAGGGCAATTGGTCTAGTCTTACTACATATACTGCTAATGATGTAGTTGTTTATAAGGGAAGCTCTTATATTGCCGTGACATCGACAACAAATAATGAACCTGTTGTTGCTGGAGCAGCAAATCAAGGTCAAGCTTTATATACAACTCCGGGGACATATACTTGGATAGCACCGAATACATTAACTAGTGTCAGTGTAGTAGCAGTCGGTGGTGGAGGCGGCGGTGGATCTGGAACTGGTGACCAAGGCAACGCAGATCAAGGTTATTGTACAGGCGGAGGCGGTGGCGGTTTAGGATATACGAATGCTATTTCTGTATCAGGTGGAAATAGTTATACAGTAGTTGTTGGTGCCGGCGGTGCCGGCGGCGCATCTCGCAGCTCTGGTGTAGCAGGCGGGGATAGCTACTTCATTAATACAAGTACAGTAAAAGGTGGTGGAGGTGGAAACGCTACTCAATTCCAGAGAGTGGCACTTGGTGGTACATATACAGGTACTGGCGGCGGCAATGGCGGAGCCAGTGGATCATACAGTGTTTATGCTAGCGGTGGTGGTGGAGCAGGCGGTTATAGTGGTACTGGTGGTGCTGGTGCTAGCCCAGGCGGTGATCCTTATGCAGTAATCCCTGGCGCTGCTGGTAGCGGGGGTGCTGCTGGTGGTGGCGCATTTGGAGGATTTTATTTCTCAAATGGCGGTGGTGGAGTTGGTGTATATGGTCTATCGACCAGTGGTTCATCGTCTAATTCTCTTGGACTGGGAGGGTCTGGGGGTAGTAACAGTGGTGCTCCATATTTTGCTGGCGGTTACGGCGGTTCTATTGCTGGTGCCGGTGGTGCATATGGTGGCGGCGGTGGCGCTGGCGCAGGGTATGGCTGCTCTGGTGGTGCTGGTGGAAACGGTGCTGTAAGAATCATTTACAGTAATCAAGTTACACGAGCTTTCCCAAGTACAAATACAGCAGATTTGCCAGCACTATATGGTAACGACGGATATTGGCAACAAATGTCCAGCCAAGGTATCCAAGGTATCCAAGGTGTACAAGGTATCCAAGGTGTACAAGGTATTCAAGGTGGTCAAGGTATTCAAGGTGTACAAGGTATTCAAGGTGTCCAAGGTATTCAGGGTGTCCAAGGTGTACAGGGTAGACAGGGTGTACAAGGTATACAGGGTGTACAGGGTATTCAAGGTATCCAAGGTGTCCAGGGTATTCAGGGTGTGCAGGGTATACAAGGTGGCCAAGGTATTCAGGGTGTACAAGGTATTCAAGGTATTCAGGGTGTACAGGGAATTCAGGGTATTCAGGGCGTGGGAATACTTTGGAAAGGTTATTGGGATAGCACTTATACATACAGCCAAAATGATGTAGTCTCCTATAATGGAAGTTCATATATTGCTTTACAGCCAAGTACCAATCAAACACCAACGTATAGTGATGGTACAACACAAGGCCAACAATCATATACAACTGCTGGTACATATACTTGGGTTGCACCGTCTGGTGCTGCATCAGTTAAGGCTCTTGTAATTGGTGGCGGCGGCGGTGGCGGAGCATCGTTGGGTGGCGGTGGTGGTGGCGGCGGCCTAGCTTATTCTAATACCATTTCACTATCACCAGGTAGCCCTTATACAGTAGTTGTTGGTGCAGGTGGAGCAATTGGTTCAGCTGGTGGACAAAGTTACTTTGTTAATTCTAGTACATTATATGCCAATGGCGGAGCCGCTGGTGGGACTGGTGCTGGATCTGGTGCAGCAGGCGGCGGCGGCGGAACAGCTGGATATGCTGGAGCAGGTGGTTTTGGTGCTAATGCAATAAACAATCAAGGTCAGCAAGCATTTACAACTCCGGGGTCATATACTTGGATAGTGCCAACTAATGTAACAACTGTTGGTGCTGTTGTAGTTGGCGGCGGAGGCACAGGCGCTGGCAGTGATCAATTCAGCAGAATGGGCCCTGGTGGCGGTGGCGGTGGTCTAGCTTGGTCAAACTTTACTGTTACTCCAGGTTCTAGTTATACAGTTACAGTTGGTGCAGGCGCTTCGGCTCATGCTGGTTTAGGAACATCATCAGGAAATAACGGTGATGGAATGCCTTTTGGTAGTGCTGGCGGCAATTCTTCGATATCATTGTCTGGAGTAACTAAACTTATTGCTTATGGCGGCGCCGGCGCTACGAATTTCGTAGCAGGCACTGGTGGTAGTTATGCAGTTAACGTTGGAACCGGCGGCGGCGGTGCAGGTGGCGCAGGCGGGCAGCCGGTTAATGGCGGCATATGTCCAGGAGGCGGTGGTGGTGCTGGTAACTACGCCGCCAATGGCAGTGCCGGTGGTGAAGCTCCTGCCTGGGCAAATGTTGCAGGTGGCGGTGGTGGCGTAGGACTTTATGGTGACGGCCAATCAATTGGACAGGGTACTCGAGGTGGCGGAAATGGTGGCAGCGGCGGCACCAATGGCGGAACAGAAGTAAATATTAGCAATAATTGGTATACAGGCGAAGGTGGTACATATGGCGGCGGCTCAGGCGGTGTTGGTTGGGCACCTTGGGCAAATAATCTTAACTCTGTTACTGTAACAGCAGGTGGTAGCGGCGCTGTAAGAATTATTTGGGGTCAAGGACGTAGTTTCCCAAGTACCAATTTAGCTGATGTAACTACATTAACGGGAACGACTGCTGCTGGTGGAACGGCTGGTACTAGCGGCGGATCTAGTGCTACTGCTAGTTATACTGGTGGAGCTGGAGGATCGTCAGGATCTAATACAGCCGGTAGTTTTGATAGTGGCGCAGGCACAGGCGGTGCCGGCGGCGGAGCCCAAGCAGGCGCTTCTGGATATACTGGCGGTGGTGTTGGTATATACGGTCAAGGTGCTAGTGGAAATGCTACTTTGGGTACAGGTGCTCCAAGTGGTGCTAGTGGTGCTAATGGTAGTGGTGGTAGTAATGGCCTATACGGTGCTGGCGGTAATGGTGGCACAGCTGGATCTGTTGGTGCAGTAAGACTCATTTGGGGTGCTGGACGTAGTTTCCCGAGTACATTAACAGCAGATCAACCATTCACATTGCCACAAGGAAATGTTTATTGGCAGCAAATGACTAGCCAAGGTATACAGGGTATCCAAGGTGTACAAGGTGTACAAGGTGTACAGGGTATCCAAGGTGGTCAAGGTATTCAAGGTGTACAAGGTATACAGGGTGGCCAAGGTATTCAAGGTGTACAAGGTATTCAAGGTGTACAGGGTATTCAAGGTGTACAAGGTATACAGGGTGGCCAAGGTATTCAAGGTGTACAGGGTATTCAAGGTGTACAGGGTATACAGGGTGTACAGGGTATCCAAGGATGGCAAGGTATTCAAGGTATTCAAGGCATTCAAGGTGTACAAGGTATCCAAGGTGGCCAAGGTATACAGGGCATACAAGGTGTTCAAGGTGTACAGGGTATACAAGGTGGTCAAGGTATACAGGGTGTACAGGGTATACAAGGTGGTCAAGGTATACAGGGTGTTCAAGGTGTACAGGGTGTACAAGGTATCCAAGGTGTACAAGGTATCCAAGGTGTACAAGGTATCCAAGGTGTACAAGGTATCCAAGGTATTAAGGGAGACGGTTTCACATTCATAGGCGTTTGGGACGCTGCTTACACTTATACCAATAACGATACAGTATTCTATAATGGTAGTAGCTATACTTCCATGATATATCCAAACTTGAATCACCGTCCAGATATTTCAAGTATAACATACTGGAGAATGGTTGCTAGCCAAGGTATCCAAGGAGTACAAGGTATCCAAGGTATTCAAGGTGTACAAGGTATTCAAGGTGTACAGGGTATTCAAGGAATTCAAGGCCTAAGCTTTGTATGGAAAGGTAATTGGGGTAATACTACTGCTTATACTCAGAACGATGTAGTTTATTACAACGGTAATAGCTGGATCGCAGTATGGCCATACGCAAGCGGTACATTTACTGCTCAAATCCCAAGTGACGCAAATACCACATATTGGAATAGAATGACAGCCCAAGGTATCCAAGGTGTACAGGGTGTACAGGGTATTCAAGGTGTACAAGGTATTCAAGGTGTACAGGGTATCCAAGGTGTACAAGGTATACAGGGTGGACAAGGTATTCAAGGTGTACAGGGTATTCAAGGCGTACAGGGTATTCAAGGTGGTCAAGGTATTCAAGGTGTACAGGGTATTCAAGGTGTTCAAGGTATACAGGGTGGACAAGGTATTCAAGGTGTACAGGGTATCCAAGGTATTCAAGGTGTACAAGGTATCCAAGGTGTACAGGGTATTCAAGGCGGTCAAGGTATTCAAGGTGTACAGGGTATACAGGGCGTTCAAGGTATACAGGGTGTACAAGGTATTCAAGGTGGTCAAGGTATACAGGGTGTACAGGGTATTCAAGGTGTACAAGGTATACAGGGTGTACAAGGTATACAGGGTGTACAAGGTATCCAAGGTATCCAAGGTTTAAGCTTGATATGGAAAGGAACATGGAATAGTGCCACCGCTTATACACAGAATGATATTGTATACGAGAACGGCCAGAGTTGGATTGCAGTATATCCGTTCAGTAGTGGAACATTTACCAATCAAAGACCAAGTGACGCAAATACCACATATTGGAACAGAATGACCAGTCAGGGTATCCAGGGTATCCAGGGTGTACAAGGTGTACAAGGTGTACAGGGTATTCAAGGCGGTCAAGGTATCCAGGGTGTACAAGGTATCCAGGGTGTACAAGGTATCCAAGGTGTACAAGGTATACAAGGTATTCAAGGTTTAAGTATTGTTTGGAAGGGAATTTGGTCCAGCACATATGCTTATACACAAAACGACGTTGTATATGAGAATGGACAGAGTTGGATTGCTGTATATCCATTCTTAAGCGGAACCTTTACAAACCAAAGACCAAGTTTAGCCAATACTACCTATTGGAACATAATGACGAATCAAGGTATCCAAGGTATCCAAGGGGTTCAGGGTGTCCAAGGTGTACAGGGTATTCAGGGCGGACAAGGTATCCAAGGTGTACAGGGTATTCAAGGTGTACAGGGTATTCAGGGTGGACAGGGTATACAGGGTGTTCAAGGTATACAAGGTGTACAAGGTATACAAGGTGTACAAGGTATACAAGGTGTACAAGGTATACAAGGTGTACAAGGTATTCAAGGTCTAAGCTTGGTATGGAAAGGCACTTGGAATAGTGCAACAGCTTACACACAAAACGACGTTGTTTATGAAAACGGCCAAACTTGGATTGCAGTATATCCGTTTAGTAGCGGAACCTTTACAAATCAACGCCCAAGTATAGCTAACACTACCTATTGGAACATAATGACCAATCAAGGTATCCAAGGTGTACAGGGTATCCAAGGTGTACAAGGTATTCAAGGCGGCCAAGGTATTCAAGGTGTACAAGGTATTCAAGGTGTACAAGGTATACAAGGTGGACAGGGTATACAGGGTGTACAAGGTATCCAGGGTATTCAAGGATTAGGTCTGTTCTGGAGAGGTGTGTGGTCAAGCGCTACAACATATGCTATTAATGATGCAGTGTTTGAAAATGGACAAAGTTGGATAGCAGTATTAGCCAGTACAAACCAACGTCCAAGCCCAAGCAATACTACTTATTGGAGTAGAATGACTACACAGGGTATCCAAGGTGTACAGGGTGTACAGGGTATTCAAGGTGTACAAGGTATTCAAGGACAACAAGGTATTCAAGGTTCTGGATTCAAGTGGCAGGGTAATTGGAGTGCGCTCAACACCTATAACCAAAACGATATGGTTTCGTATCTTGGTAGTACATATACGGCCTTAACACCATCAGGGCCTGGGGCAACAGCTCCTTATAATAGTGCTAGACAGCCAGATCAATATCAACCTAGTGATTGGCCAGGTGATGTAACAAAACAGAACTGGGAATTGACTGGAGCCCAGGGTATTCAAGGTGTTCAAGGTAATCAGGGTATTCAAGGTCGTCAAGGTATCCAAGGTGTCCAAGGTATCCAGGGTGTACAGGGTATCCAGGGTGTACAAGGTATTCAAGGTATCCAAGGTTTCAGTATTGTGTGGAAAGGTACTTGGAGTAGTGTTACTGCTTATACACAGAACGATGTAGTATTTGAAAATGGTAGTAGCTGGATTGCTGTATATCCGTTCAGCAGCGGTACCTTTACAAATCAACGTCCAAGCGTAAGCAATACCACATATTGGAATAGAATGGATAGCCAAGGTATCCAAGGTATACAAGGTGTACAGGGCGTACAAGGTATTCAAGGTATTCAGGGTCTAAGTATTAACTGGAGAGGTACTTGGAGTAGTGTTACCGCATACAGTCAGAACGATGTAGTATTTGAAAATGGACAGAGCTGGATTGCAGTATACCCATACGCGAGCGGTACCTTTACAAATCAACGTCCAAGTTTAGCTAACACTACATATTGGAACTTGATGACTAGCCAAGGTATACAAGGCATTCAGGGTGTACAGGGTATTCAGGGTGTACAGGGTATTCAAGGCGGCCAAGGCATCCAAGGTGTCCAAGGCATCCAGGGTGTACAGGGTATCCAGGGTGTACAAGGTATTCAAGGTATCCAAGGTTTCAGTATTGTGTGGAAAGGCACTTGGAGTAGTGTTACTGCGTACAGTCAGAACGACGTAGTATTTGAAAATGGCAGCAGTTGGATTGCAGTATGGCCGTTTAGTAGTGGAACCTTTACAAATCAACGTCCAAGTTTAAGCAATACCACATATTGGAATAGAATGGATAGCCAAGGTATACAAGGTATACAAGGTGTACAAGGCATCCAGGGTGTTCAAGGTATTCAAGGTGGCCAAGGTATTCAAGGTGTACAGGGTATTCAAGGTGTACAAGGTATTCAAGGTGTACAAGGTATACAGGGTATCCAAGGTCTAAGTATTAACTGGAGAGGCACTTGGAGTAGTGTTACTGCTTATACACAGAACGATGTGGTATTTGAAAATGGACAGAGCTGGATTGCAGTATACCCATACGCGAGCGGTACCTTTACAAATCAACGTCCAAGTGTAAGTAATACCACATATTGGAACCAAATGACACAGCAGGGTATCCAAGGTATACAAGGTGTACAAGGTGTACAAGGTATACAAGGTGGACAAGGTATACAGGGTGTACAGGGTATCCAAGGTGTACAAGGTATCCAAGGTGTACAAGGTATTCAAGGTGTACAAGGACGTCAAGGTGTACAGGGTATTCAAGGTGTACAGGGCGTGCAGGGTGTACAAGGTATCCAAGGAGGCCAAGGTATCCAGGGTGTACAGGGTATTCAAGGTGTACAAGGTATCCAGGGTGGACAAGGTATTCAAGGTGTACAGGGTATTCAAGGTATTCAGGGTCTAAGTATTAACTGGAGAGGCACTTGGAGTAGCGTTACCGCATACAGCCAGAACGATGTAGTATTTGAAAATGGACAGAGCTGGATTGCAGTATGGCCATATTCAAGCGGAACATTTACAAACCAACGTCCAAGTTTAGCTAACACTACTTATTGGAACCTAATGACCAGCCAAGGTATACAAGGTATCCAAGGCGTACAGGGTATACAAGGGGTACAAGGTATTCAAGGTGGACAAGGTATCCAGGGTGTACAGGGTATACAGGGTGTACAAGGCATCCAGGGTGTACAAGGCATCCAGGGTATTCAAGGTTTAGGATTAATTTGGAAGGGTGTTTGGAGTAGCGTTACTGCTTATTCTGTAAATGATGCTGTATTTGAAAATGGTAACAGTTGGATAGCAATACTAGCCAGTACAAATCAACGACCTTCGATAGCAAGTTCCTATTGGAGCAGAATGGATACACAAGGTATCCAAGGTGTTCAAGGTGTTCAAGGTGTTCAAGGTATCCAAGGTGGACAAGGTATTCAAGGTGTACAGGGCATCCAGGGTGTACAGGGCATACAAGGTGTTCAAGGTATCCAAGGTGTTCAAGGTATCCAAGGGGGCCAAGGTATTCAAGGTGTACAAGGTATCCAAGGTGTACAAGGTATCCAAGGTGTACAAGGTATCCAAGGGCAACAAGGTATTCAAGGTTATAGTATTGTATGGAAGGGCACTTGGAGCAGTGTTACAAATTACGCTATAAACGATGTAGTGTATGAAAATGGGCAGAGTTGGATTGCAGTACTAGCCAGCTTAAATCAACGTCCGTCTACTGTGAGTTCCTATTGGAATCAAATGGATACACAAGGTATCCAAGGTGTACAAGGTTTACAGGGTGTACAGGGTATCCAAGGTAGACAGGGTATACAAGGTGTACAGGGTATACAGGGTGTACAGGGTATACAGGGTGTACAGGGTATACAAGGTGTACAGGGTATACAAGGTGGACAAGGTATACAGGGTGTACAGGGTATACAGGGTGTACAGGGTATTCAAGGTGGACAGGGTATACAGGGTGTACAAGGTGTACAGGGTGTACAAGGTATCCAAGGTGGACAAGGTATACAGGGTATCCAAGGTGGCCAAGGTATACAGGGTGTACAAGGTATTCAAGGACAACAGGGTGTACAAGGTACTCAGGGACAACAGGGTGTCCAAGGTAGAGGATTAACTTGGAAGGCAACTTGGGTTGGTGGCACAACATATGCCGTTGATGATATTGTTTTCTATAATGGTACTTCCTATGTTTGTATTCTAGCGCATAGCACAAGCCAAAATCCAACTACTGCGACTACTTATTGGGCACAAATATCCAGCCAAGGTATCCAAGGATTACAGGGTGTACAGGGTGTACAGGGTATTCAAGGACAACAAGGTACGCAAGGTATCCAAGGTGGACAAGGTATTCAAGGTAGTCAAGGTATTCAGGGATATCAAGGTACACAAGGTACACAAGGTACACAAGGTATTCAAGGTAGTCAGGGCATTCAAGGCACACAGGGTACACAGGGTACACAAGGGCAACAAGGTATTCAAGGACGACAGGGTATACAGGGTGGACAGGGTATTCAAGGAACACAAGGCACTGATGGGCTACAAGGTTCACAAGGGATACAAGGACGTCAAGGTATCCAAGGAACACAGGGTACACAGGGTACACAAGGTACACAGGGTATACTAGGTACACAAGGTATCCAAGGTACACAAGCTAGTCAGGGTACACAAGGTGTACAAGGTGCTTCTGTACAAGGTATCCAAGGACGTCAAGGCGTACAGGGTAACGCAAGCTCGGTACAAGGTTTCCAAGGTACTACAGGTAATCAAGGTACAACAGGTACACAAGGAACTGATGGAACAGCACCTGCAGGAACTGTTTTACTAAGTGATTTGAAAACTTGGGTAGCTAGTTCAGCTACTTGGGATGACTTTGTTACATTGATAGCTGGATTATAAGTAATAGAGAGGAATAGTAAATGGCAATTAATTTAGACCAGACGGGCCCATCGCACTTACTCAGTACCGACGAAGATGGTCTAATCCTTAACGGCAGTCAGGTCATCAGCAAGAGTATTCACATTGCTGCTATTCCTCCTCAAAATTTAAAATTACTTTGGTTAGATACTACTCAAGCAGGATATGCTGCCTTTCCATTAGGAGGCGCAACTAATTATATTCTTAGAACTGATGGCAGTGGCAATGTCAGTTGGGTGCCGCCTAGCAGTTTGGATGTTACTAGGTATCGTTATTATGCCAGCACATTAATTACAACATCTGCTATTACTTTTGGTGAAATACGATTTAATAACTCCACAATGAGCGATGCTACAATCATATACATTGCTAAGAGTGACGCAGCAGAAAATGATCTTTCTGAGTTTTTTGACAGCTTGAATTTGTTTGGTAATAGCGTTAGAAGAGGCTACATTAAAGTAGAAAAACAGAACGATCCTAATTGGTTTTTAATTTTTCAATTTAAAGAACTAACAGCTCATACTGATTATTATGAAATAACAGTGGACATAGCAAGAAGTCAGGGTAATTTTACCAATGAAGACCCAGTTTATGTTACATTTAGCCCAAGTGGTCCAGAAGGATTGCCCCAAGATCTTAGTATATTTGTAACTTTAACCGGCGTTGAAACTGTAACTAATAAAACTTTTACCAATCCTTTTGTAAGTGGTTTAAGTTTACTCGATGGCAACATAGTATTCGAGGGCGATACTGTTAATAGCTATCAAACAATATTAACAGTAGTCGATCCTACTGCTGATAGAACAGTTTCAATACCAGACGCTACCACTACTTTAGTGGGAACTGACGTAGAGCAGACCTTATCCAATAAGACATTGACCAGTCCTTATGTGGATGATCCTGTTATTAGGAACACTTTGACATTTCAAAGTGATGCAGTAACATCATCGCCCTTTTATTTGGTAGCCAACAGCTTAAATGAAGATGTGGGGTTATTAAGATTAGAAGGCAGAGAGCCAGATATAGCACTTAATCAAACCTCAATGGACAATGGTGGGTACAATACACTGTCTTTTGAGATGAACGGAGATCCAAAGTTTGCTTTAGGACGTACTGGTGATAATAATTTTTATATAACTAGAAAGCCTTTCAGTAGTTGGATAGACGATACGTTAGTTATTGACTTTAACAGTGGCGATGTTACTATTGGTTCAACATCAGCTAGTACATCAAAGTACACTGGCTCATTGATTACCAAGGGTGGTTTAGGAGTTGATGGAGCAATTTATGCTGGATCTTTACAGGCTACACCAGTGGGATCGGCAATTCGTAATACTGGATACTTTACTGAATTAAGAGCCAATAATTTAGTTAGATTTACTTCTACTACTGACAGTACAGACTCTTCAACTGGTGCTTTAACAGTTACCGGTGGAGCAGGTATTGCTAAGAATTTGTCAGTTGACGGCACTATATATGCAGGAGCGTTAGATCCTTCTGAAACATTGCTTACTGGATATAACATGGTATTGCAAGGACCTAATGCTAAACTAAGAATAGGTCCAAATTATACAGCTGGAGGTGACAGAGACTATATTGATCTTTTTTCTACCAATACGTCCAGTGTGATTACTTGTAACAATGAGAATCTTTCTATAGAGAATACCCGTACTGGAGGCGAAATTACACTGACAGCCACAGATAGCTCAGTAGTAATTTCAGCATTTACACCAAGTACATCCAACGATAGTGGTGCGTTAAAAGTAATTGGCGGATTAGGTGTTCAGGGCGAGATATATGCCAGTGATATTTTCAGTGATAACAGCCAAGTAGTAACATTAATAGCAAGCCAAACTATCCAAAATAAAACAATAGTATCTCCGACTATATCAGACATGGTTGTTACTGGTACTATTACTGTGGATGGAACAGCTGGTATTAATGGTCAGTATTTACAAACCACGGGAACAGGAGTTCAATGGGTCAATCAAGTAGCTACACCTACCTATGTATATACAAAAAATGGCGATCAAACTACTGGATCAGGTGGTGCTATAGTAACATTTAGTTCTACGGCTAGTTTATCAGCAGGTGCTAGTTTTGGATCTATGAATGATGACGGTACATTTACTTTTGATGTAACAGGTAGCTATTATATCACTGTAAATTACAATTTGGCTGTGGCAGGCGGTGGCAATGCATATGCTCAAAGCGATTTTTGGTTAAAAATTAATGGATCAAGTACACCAAGATACTTGCAATTGAATTCATCTGCAATGAGAAGAGGATCGGTCAGCGACTTTATTGTGATTAGCAATGTAGGTGACTTTATAACTTGGTGGTCGAATAGTGCTTTAATTATTTTAGGTACAGGAAGTACGGCATCCAAAATCACTATTATGCGAATAAGCTAGACTTGACAACGTAAAAAAATCCACTATAATACTAGCATAGATAACTATGTTATATGATAGACTTAGGAATGTATTGTCTTTGCTATGTAGGCAGAGAACCAAAAAAGAATCAGTTTGATCAGCGAAACATTATGTGTGGCGCTGTGAATTATAACCACACGGACTATCTTTCTATTCAAAATAGAGGGTTTATCATGGATAATATTGGTGAAAATATTAGCCATATGAACAATGATTTCGGTAGTTTGACTGGAATTTATTGGGTTTGGAAAAATGCACAACACGAATACAAAGGAACTAACACATATAGAATTTATTGGGATGAAGAATTCGATCTAAGACCCAATAGAGTATATGTTCCTGAGGCTAAAGATATTGTCACAGCCATAAAAGGGTTTGCACCACACGTCGACAATGTGTATGACCATTTTAGCCATTGTCATAATAATTTAGGATGGCAGTTATTATATGGATTAGCTGGTGATAGGCGTATACCCATTTCAGTGGACATGATTGATGACTTACGAAAGTACAAATACCTTTTGCCATTTCATATGTTCACAGCAGACGCAGCCACGTTTAATCGTATTTGTGAAATATTATTTGGCATATTGTTTGAATTTCATTCTAACTATGCAAGTTTCCTCCCAGAAATATATAAAAGAAATCAGCAGTCAAGATTTTATGATTTCTTTGGTGAACGAATTTTACATATCATATTAAGAAATAATTATCATTTCTTAGGTAACGTTGATATAGCACATTTAAATATATTGGATATAGATCACTATGCTTGAAGCAGATAAAATTTACCCGCATTTACTAGAATATGTAAAAGATCCTACTAATCCTGAGCGAAACTTCGCCATAGGATTGGAGTATGATCTATTAGGACAATCAGCTAGTGCTGTGTCTTATTATTTAAGAACAGCAGAAAGAACCGATGACGAACTGTTAAGATATGAATGTTTAATCAGGGCAGCATTATGTTTTGAGCGTCAAGGTAGTAGAAACTTTACTGTAAAAGGGTTGCTATTACACGCAGTGGCTTTACAACCAAAGCGACCAGAAGCTTATTATCATCTCAGTCGATTTTACGAACGTAAAGAAGAGGATGGGCATTGGAATGAATGTTATACTACGGCCAGTATTGGCGAAAGTGTTGCCGAAACAATCCAATCTGGATTACGTACTGATGTGGGTTATTCTGGTAAAGATGTATTAACCTTTCAAAAAGCTCTAAGTAGTTGGCATTGTGGATTGTGTGATGAATCCCGTAGTTTATTTAAGGGGCTTATGCGTTCAAAAGAGTTATCAGAAGATTATAAACGTGTTATCTATAACAATTTAAAGTTTATGAGTTCTTATGTTGAGATTCCTTTTGACAATTATGATGTTACCAAGCATTATAAATTAAAACATAAATTCCCAGGATCAGAATCTATAGAAACAAACTATAGCGAAGCATATCAAGATATGTTTGTGCTCAGTATGCTTAATGGAAAAAGAGAAGGGACCTTTATCGAAGTAGGTGCAGGCAGACCTTTTTATGGTAATAACACAGCCTTACTTGAAACAAAATTCGATTGGCGTGGTATAAGCATTGATTTAGATGAGCGTCAAGTTAGTAATACAAGACGTACCCCGTTCTTAGTTAAAAATGCTTTAGAAATAGATTATGCTAAAATTATTCGTGAATTGGAGTTGGGACCAGCAGTAGATTATCTTCAATTAGATTGTGACCCACCCGAAGTAACATTTGAAATATTGAAAAAGATTCCTTTTGATCAGTTTAAGTTTAAAGTCATTACCTATGAGCATGATTACTATAATACAGATCGTAAAGAGCTTAGAGAACAATCAAGAGAGTATTTAAAATCCAAAGGATATGTGTTAGTAGTCAATGATATTGCTCCAGATGAATGGCGTAATTATGAGGATTGGTGGGTATATCCAGGATTAGTGGATGAACAAATTCTAAGTAAAATGTTGGATCACAGAGATCGAGTTAAAAAAGGTGAAGATTATATTTTATCAGGTGGTGCGTGATGATTCCAGTAATAGGTACAGCAGTAGTATTTGACACGTATTGGGTTTCTAAATTGTTGGCTAGTGTGGATTTCCCTGTGGAAAATTTTCTTATTATTAATAATAATGGCAAAGGTGAAATCACAGAAGATTTGGACCGTATGGCTAAGATTAAACATAAGTTCATTAAAAATATTCATGTATGCCATATGCCCGCTAACATGGGAGTTTCTTGCTCTTGGAATTTAATGATTAAAAGTTATATTATGGCACCTTATTGGGTCATAGTAAACGATGATGTAAGCTTTGGCCAAGGATTTTTAGCTGAAATGTATCAGACAATTACATCAGATCCAGAAATCGACATGATACATGGGCATGGTGGAGATTTTAAAGTAGGCAGTTGGGACGTATTTTTAATCACAGATAAGGTAGTTAGACAATTTGGTCTATTTGATGAAAATATGTATCCAGCATACAGTGAAGACGACGACTACATTATGAGGTTAATGCACAAGCCTGTTAAAAAGGTATTGGGATTAAAGAGTAATTATTATCACGGTGGTGGCGATAAGACTGAATATCATTTTTATGGTGGTAATACAAGACGTCGTGATCCAGAATTTCAGAAAAAAGTTGATGCAGCCCGTGACGTAAACATTGAATATTTAACTGAAAAATGGGGTGAGTATTGGCGTACTTGTTGGCCTACTTTTGAACCGTTTGAAGGTAAGCCGCATCATATGTCTGAACAAAGATATGATTTAGATTTTATTAGAAGTAAGTATTTGGGATTTTAAATTAAATCCATAACTTCAAATACAGTTTGTAATTTTGTTCTTATAGCACGATTGCTAAAACTGCTACGTAATCCTTGATGTAAAGGCTTGGGCGCTAGATCAATAGTAGTCCAAGCCCACCCGCTATGTTCGTCACTGATAATTGGAACGAATTCATCGTTGACTACACAAAGATAAGTGTGAAAATTAAACACGCTATCGTTACTGACAAAGGTTTCTAAGGGAATCGATTTTAGTATATCAGGTACAAACCCAATTTCTTCTTCCATTTCACGTAGTAGTCCTTGCCAAGCATTTTCCCCGGCTTCGTTTGTGCCTCCGACTAAACTCCAAGTGCCTCTATGTTTGCCATTGGACTTTTGTAGTAGCAAATTACGTCCGGTTTGTTTGGCATAAAACAATGCACCGCTGCAAACAATTTTTTCTTTCATAGAAGTATACGCCAGTATCCTTTACGATATTCGCCCTCGAAACTTTTAACCCAACTAACACCATTCCATTTATATTGTACATTGGTATAAATGTTTGTTAGATAATATATAGTATCTTTCGAAGCTGTGCTATCAAAAATTACATGCCATTTTGTCCCAGTCCACTCGATAATATCGTTAGTATTGGCAATAAAATCACTACCGTCGTCGTTTTTCCAAGCATCGGGGCCATCTTCATTAACAAATAATTCATAAGTTATTATGTCATCTACTTGAGCGGAGGTGTCTAACCTGATGACTAATTTTCCTTCCATGTTCAAAGTTTCAAAGTTTACAGGTATTTTATTAACATATACTTCGGATCTTATCACTTTGTCATAGTCGACCATGGTGTCTATTCTGTTACTGGAATTTTCTGCTACAAGTGTTTCTCTAACGCCTCCGCCGATATTATCTATGATTAGATATCTAGTGCCAACAGATGGTGCAGTTAATCCGCTTTTAGGACCTGTAGTTTTTGGGTCAATTATAGCATCAAAGGTGCCAGGGCTAGATGGGCGATGTTCACTGCTAATATCGGTATTCGTAGGGTAACTATCGGTATCCCATTGTACATTTAGAATGCTTTGATCTATAGGATTGATAGCTACAGTGCCAAATACTTCTGTACCATTACTTTGTAGTAAAAATAATTTGCTATTTCCGCCACTATATTTGCCAGGGTATTTGTCAAATATCACAGTCCAATTAACAATTTTTATTGAATCAATACCTACATCTATTAAATTGTTTACTCTATGTCCTCTGGCATCGGGATAAAAAATTCTAGCTTGACCGCCATATACTACAATATCAAAATTGTCAATAACGGTAGCTATGCCTCCTATATTATCAAGTAATCCAGGTCCCGAGCCTCCGCTACCGGAATCGATTCCGTCAATATAGCCCTCATCACTGTCTCCAATTTGACCAAACATTCCTATGGTAATACGATTAATTAGTCCTAGACGTTTAACTTTACTAGGCGGGCTTATCCATATAGGCATGCTTAGATCCATAGTGGCAATATCTATGGCGCTGTTATTGCCCACAGGAATTGAACGACTACTAAAATTTAAATCGTCCATGTAAACCACACTAAGACTGGTCCAATCTACATAATTATCACTAGTTTGTATTTCTAAACTGGGATTAAACAACATTAATATCTGTTCTAAAATTTGTAATTTTTGATCAGTATTGGCACTCCATATGTCAGCTTTTACAGTAAGCTTATAAGGGGTAGGCATAATTCTTTCTATGGTATAATTACTACCTTCTGAACTGGTATATTCGTCACGTCCAGTTTCTGGATTAAATTCTATTTCGCGTTCTCTTATATGCAACTTGCCTACAAAAGTTGCATCAGCTAACCGGTCCTTGTCCATTTCTAGTCCGCTGATATAAACAGCTATTCTTGGAGCACCTTGAATTTTATTTTCACTATTTTGTCTGATAATATTACCGACTTGGCTATCCATGTCTCCGTACATTACCGGGACTGGGACTAAGGTGCCGTCGGCATATTTGACAACAAAATTGCTGAGTAATCTTATAGTTTGTACAAGATAGCGTCTTATTTGACCGTCATAAAAATGCTGCATTATAAATCTGCCTTGGGTTTGAGGACTTTACTGAGTGCTTGACGTTCAACAACCTGTTCACCGTTAATAGTATTAACGTTGGTATTATTTATAAAACTGGTCTTTTGTGTGGTTCGATTATCGGTGTTGGTCAATGTATGACGTAGAGCATCTTCCACTTTAACCCATTGTTTTCCGTTATATCTAAACAGTCTATTTGGAGCAAAATCTGTTCTTAAAAAATAGTCATTGAGGTAAGGATTAGCTGGAAATAAGATGCCGTGACCAAATTCGTATCCATTAGGTGGAAATCCGTCTCCTAGCAAATATCCAGTATAACCACTTCTAACAGCACGACCATGTATTCGACTAGCATCTAGACCCATGGTGCTGGCATCAGGCGGTGGTGTATTATCATCGACAGTGGTTAAAACAGGATCTCCATTAGTGGGATCAACAGCTAATGTATAAAATTGTCTAGTTTCATATCCACTTAGTGGGGTATCTGCTTCGGCTTGTGTTATGATACTTTCGTTGATTTCTAATTCTCGACCTTTGGTACTTAACACATCACGTAGAGTTTGATTTGTGGGATCACCATTGGCATCTGTAATAGGTTGATCCAATATGTCAGCAAACTGTTGTGAGTCTGTAATTTTTTTAAGTTTTAATCTATATAAATGTGGCCACCAAGTAATGCTAAATCCTTCACTGGCTCTACTAACATCTTCAATGACAAAATATCTTGGTAAGGCAATATTATAATCGTTTAGGGCAAATTCGTCTTTTAAGTGGGGCATTTCAACTACATCACCACTAATTGGTTTACGACCAATAGTTTGTATCCAGTCATTGATGTGTACAGTGGCAAATACTGTATCGTTGTCAATAAACAGGCCAAACTGACTAAGGTTAAAATCTAGATTTTGTACATTATAATGCCCTCTAATTTTATAGATACTGGAATCATATTTTCTGTCTCTGTTTTCCAATAACAGTAAATCTTGTATTTGTGTAGGATTATAATCAGGTGTAACACCGTCTTTGGTATAAAAAGGAGTGTCGGCAGTGGAAGTTGCAGAAGAACTTTTTACACCCATGTATTTGTGTAGATAGAAATCAGTACCTCCAATGGCAAACATTTCACTGATCTGGCGATCTATGAATTTAAAATCATTTCCTCTTTCTGAACGATAAAGTGATAAGCGTGGCATATGATATTTATCAGCTGATAAATATACTGGGAGAACCACTATGCTAGAAACCACTGCTACAGAAGAAAGAGAAAAAGTTTATGCCTATTGTAAGGCTATGTTAGGTGACGGTATGGTAGATGTGGAATTAGACCCCATTCATTACGAGACTGCTTTAAATAGAGCTTTAGCCAAATTTAGACAGCGTAGTCCTAATGCTGTAGAAGAAGCTTATTATTTTTTAGAATTACAAGCAGATACTAACGACTATAGATTGCCCGACGATATTGTAGAAGTGCGTAGTGTTTTTCGTAGGACTATTGGATCAAGAACAGCAGGCGGTAGCGGCGGTACAAATTTCGAACCATTCAATTTGGCCTATACAAATACATATTTGTTGAATAGTACCATGTTAGGCGGTATAGCTACATATGAAATGTTTGCCGGTTATCAAAAATTAATAGGGCGTATGTTTGGTGCTTACATAGAATTTCAATGGATTCCTACTAGTCATACATTGAGAATTCTTCAGCGTCCTTATAGCGAAGGAGAGCAGATTTTAATAAAAGGTTATAACTATAGACCTGATTATCATTTACTTAAAGATAACTATGCTGGACAATGGTTTAAAGATTATACCCTAGCTGGTTGTAAGTTGATGTTAGGAGAAGCACGTAGCAAATTTAGTCAAATAGCAGGGCCAGGCGGAGCAGGAGGATTGAATGGTGCCGACTTAAAATCAGCTGGCAAAGAAGAGTTGGAAAAGTTAGAAAAAGAAATCGAAATGTTCGTCCCTGGCGGTAGCGGATATTATTTTGTTATTGGCTAATTTATATTTGACTTTTACTTAATAGTGCTGTAATATTGCAAAAAGGAGAATTTTGTGATACTAGGCATTTGTGGTTTGATCGGCAGTGGCAAAGATACTATTGCAGATTATCTAGTTAATTTTCATGAATTTAAAAGAGATAGTTTTGCCGGATCGTTGAAAGATGCGGTTGCTTTTGTATTTGGTTGGGATCGAGAAATGTTAGAGGGTCGAACCAAACAAAGCAGGGAATGGCGTGAGCGAGTAGACCCTTGGTGGAGTAAACGACTCGATATGCCTAATCTTACTCCGAGATGGATACTACAATATTGGGGCACTGAAGTTTGTCGTAAAGGGTTTAATGACGACATTTGGATAGCTAGTTTAGAAAATAAACTTCAAAATACCACAGATAATGTGGTGATCAGTGATTGCAGATTTTCCAATGAGATAGCTGCTATCAAAAATGCAGGCGGCAAAGTTGTTTGGGTCAAAAGAGGACCTTTACCTATGTGGTATGATACGGCATTGGCTGCTAATCGGGGTAATGAAATAGAAAAAAAACTAATGATAGAATCAGGAATTCATGCCAGCGAATGGAGTTGGATCGGTACTGAGTTTGATGCTATAGTAGACAACAATCAAGGCATAGAAGACCTATATAGATCTATCGAATTGTTGATTAATGATCAGGAATTTTTAGAGGAAATGGAGGAAAACTTGGTAAATTACTAGGTTCAAATTGAAAGATTTTTCCATTTTGCTATAAATACATTGAGCAAGATCTAGGAGAAATCTCACAATGGCACAACTAAATTCACCAGGCGTCGCCGTAACAGTTATTGATGAAAGCTTTTACGCACCAGCCGCACCAAGTACCGTTCCACTAATTATTGTTGCTTCAGAGCAAGACAAGGCTAATCCATCTAACACTGGTATTGCCCCGGGTACATTAAAAGCTAATGCAGGCAAAGCTTATTTAATTACCAGTCAAAGAGATTTGGCAACAACATTTGGCGTTCCTCTGTTCAAAACAGATGCCAATAGTAATCCGATTCATGCGGGTGAACAAAATGAATATGGTTTACAAGCAGCATATAGCTTGTTAGGTGTAAGCAATAGGGCATATATTGTAAGAGCAGACATTGATCTTAAAGAATTAAATGCACAAGCAGAAGCTCCAACTTCTGAGCCAGAAAACGGTACACATTGGTTAGATACTGCTAACAGTCAATGGGGAATTTTTCAATGGGACAATGGTCCTAGAAGTTCCAAGACTGGTCAAACATTCCAAGCTAAAAAGCCATTAGTCATTACAGATCCTACGAAAGTTGTTAATTATGCAAGCGGCAATTATGCTCCAAAAGGATCAGTTGGTGCAATTGGTGATTATGCTATTGTAAGTTTGAGTGATTTGGATACCGAATATTCAGATCCAGATGTCTTATATTTTAAGAGCCCGGGCAATAGTGCAGCCAGTATTGATCCTGGAACATGGGTAGTTGTAGGAAGTAATGACTGGAGTGCAAGTTGGCCTGTTCTTGTTACTGCTCCTTATGTTAAAAATGCTAATAGAGAATTAGTTATTGACAGTCAGCCTGCTTTAGCATTGACTGATAATACAGCTGAGGAATATGCTGCTAGAGTTAATGCATATTTTAACAGTTATGGAATTTTTGTTACTGTAAAAAATAACTGTTTAAGTTTTTATTTAAATAACGGTAATGGCGGCGGAATGACTATTTCAGGTGATGCCTGTGATTTAGAATTTTTTAATATTGTTTCAGGATATTATCAGTGTCCTTCTGTAGCAATTAGCCCGCATACTTCAGTACCTAACTTTAAAAGTACCAATTTAGCAGATGCAAGATTTGGTGCAAGAACAGGTAGCGTTTGGGTTAAGACCACTGAACCAGCTGGTGGTGCTAAATTGATTGTAAAAAAATATAATCAGGCTACAAAATCATTTGATAAAGTTCCGACTCCGTTGTACAGTAGTGGATTCGAAGCAATTTATAATTTAGACAGAGCTGGCGGCGGATTGAATATCGGTGCAGGTGCGTTATATTGCCATACAACTGGTAATAATGCTCATGGCGAAGGGAATTCATTTAAATTATATAGAAAAGCAGGTGCTGGAGCAAATAGTATTGTTAGTTCAAAGCTTACTACAGGTTGGTATGATAATGATTTTTATGAACTAACGATTACAGAAGGAAGAGCAGGTACTAAAAATACATTCTCTGCTGTAATTAACTTTGACCTTAACAATAATGCAGCCGATGCAGATGTAATTGCTGCTGCTATTAATGCTTCAAACGATTTAAAAAATATTCAAGCCAGTGTGGATGCACAAAATAGATTAGTTATTAGTCATATATTAGGTGGCGATTTTACTATCGAGGAAACAGGCGAAGGGTTGTTAGATGCTCTTGGAATAACAGCTAATTCTAATGTAACTGAGGAAGGCGATGGATATCTTGTAAGTCTATGGGAGCCATTAAGATTTACAGCTAACAAAGAAAGTCCTTCTACATTAACCAAAAATGGTACATTATGGTATAGCAGTGTTATTGATGAAATTGATATCATGGTACACGACGGTGAGATCTGGAGTGGTTATAGAAATGTATATGAAGATACAGATCCAATGGGACCAATTGTCAGTGCCACAAAGCCATTAACGCAGAGCGACGGTACTTCGCCATTAGCAGATAATGATTTATGGATTGATACTAGTGATTTAGAAAACTTTCCAAAAATTTATAGATTCGATCTTAATAAACCAGGTCCTATTGCTACACGTTGGGTAGAGCTTGATTCAACAGATCAGAGTTCTCAGGATGGTGTTTTATTCCACGATGCTCGTTATAATACCAGTGGAATGACCAGTGATGTACCTGGCGTGATCGAAGAGTTATTGCTCAGTGATTATGTTGACTTTGATGCCCCAGATCCTGCACTATATCCAAAAGGTATGCTGTTATGGAATCTACGTAGAAGTGGGTTTAATGTCAAACGTTTTGTACAAAATTATGTAGACATCAATGATGATAACGTTCGCTATGATCCAGCAGAAAGTGGCGGCGAAAGTATGGGAGATTATTATCCACATCGTTGGGTTACTGCTAGTGCTAATCAGGATGATGGCAGTGGATCATTTGGTCGTAAGGCACAACGTAAACTAGTAGTTCAAGCATTACAGGCTACTATTAATAGTTCAACAGATGTTCGTGAAGAAGCAAGAGTGTTTAACTTGATTGCTACGCCAGGATATCCAGAATTAATTGGCGAAATGATCACATTAAATTATGATCGTGCTTTAACAGCATTTGTATTAGGTGATACACCAGCAAGATTATTACCAGATGCTACAAGCTTAATGACATGGGGTACAAATTTACGTCTAGCAGTAGAGGACAATGATATTGGTGCACCTAGCTATGATGAATACTTGGCTTTATTTTATCCATGGGGATTCACTAGTGACAACTTCGGTAATAATGTTGTTGTTCCGCCAAGTCATATGATGTTAAGAACTATTGCATTAAGTGATAATGTTAGCTATCCATGGTTTGCTCCAGCTGGAACAAGACGTGGTGGTATTACAAATGCCACAAGCGTAGGTTATATTGACAGTGAAGGCGAGTTTAAAACTCTTGCTTTAAACAATGGTCAAAGAGATACATTATATGATGCAAAGATCAATCCAATTACATTCTTTACAGGTGTAGGATTAGTCAACTATGGCCAGAAGACTCGTGCTAAGAATGCCAGTGCATTAGATCGTATCAATGTGGCAAGATTAATTGTTTATATGCGTAGACAGTTAGACATTTTGGCCAAGCCATATGTGTTTGAGCCAAATGATAAGATCACAAGAGATGAAATCAAGAACAGTGTTGAAAGTTTCATGCTTGAACTTGTTGGTCAAAGAGCATTATATGACTACATTGTAGTTTGTGATGACAGTAACAATACACCAAGTAGAATTGACAAGAACGAGTTGTATGTTGACGTAGCTATTGTGCCAGTTAAGGCTGTTGAATTTATCTACATACCATTGCGTATCAAGAGTACTACTAACGGTCTAAAATAATAAATAATAATAACGGAGCTTATATATGGCAATTGCAACATTAAACAGATTTACAGTACCACTAGCCAGTGATTCAAGTGCTAGTAGTCAAGGCACATTGATGCCAAAACTCAAATATCGTTTTAGAATTTTATTTGAAAATTTTGGAATAAGTACACCGACTACTGAGCTCACTAAGCAGGTTCAAACAGCAGCTAAACCTACTGCTACATTTGCACCACAAAAGATTGAAACTTATAACTCAGTTATTAACTATGCCGGTAAAGTAACTTGGGGCACAATTCAAGTTTCTTTACGTGACGATGCTACTGGTGTAGTAAGTAAAATGATTGGTGAGCAGATGCAGAAGCAATTCGACTTCTATGAGCAAGCATCAGCAGCCAGCGGCACAGACTATAAGTTCACAATGAAAATTGAAATTTTAGATGGTGGTAATGGAATTTGGACTCCTGCTATATTAGAAACTTGGGAATGTTATGGTTGCTTTGTTACTGTAGCGTCTTATAAGGATTTAACTTATGCTTCTGCTGAGGCTCAAACAATTGATTTAACAATTCAGCCTGATAACTGTATTCAAACTCCACAAGGTACTGGTATTGGTACAAATGTTGGAAGAACTCAAAGAACAATGGCTACTGGTTTATCTTAATCATAGTTCTTTATTTAAAAGGGTCCTTAGGGCCCTTTTTTATTGATCATTAACAGTTAAACTAGCAGTTAATTTATAGTTATAAATACTATATGGCAAATAAAAATAATTCTTTATTAAATCAAATAGGTAATGGCTTTTTAAACCCTAAAGGTCAGATGGGAGACTGGCAACATGCTTCCAGGGTTTTTGTCGACGATGATTTTAGATTAGCGCCTAAAGTAAAGTTTTTATATCATGTTTATTTTAACATGAATAGTAGTGCTGTAAAAAATCAAGACTTAGTCGAACGTAATAAAAATGAAATTAGTTTGTTAGTTAAAAGTGTTGATTTGCCTAAATTTTCAGTCAAGGCACTTACTTTTAATCAATATAATCGTAAAAAAGTTGTTCAAACTTCTCACGAATTTCAGCAGGTTACTATTGCCTTTCATGACGACAGAGCTAATATAATAAACAATTTATGGCAGAGCTATTATGCTTATTATTATGCGGATTCTACAACTGGTAAAAAAGCCGGGGCTTACGATAGAAATTCTATGAAAAACAAAGAGTTTATTGTTGGAAATTACGGATTTGATAACAATTCCAGTATACCTTTCTTTAATGATATTACCATATATCAACTTAATCAACGACAATATGCCAGTTATACTTTAATAAGACCTGTTATTACTTCTTTTAATTCAGATAATCATAATAGTAGTGATCAAGGCCAGCCTTCGGGTTGTACTATGACATTAATGTATGAAGCTGTGACATATGATACTGGATCTATAAAGAGTGGAAATGTCAAAGCATTTGCACAAGAGCATTATGATAAAGTTCCTAGTCCATTAAGTCCGTCTGGGGGAGGAACAAGAACTTTACTTGGTACCGGTGGAGTATTAGAAGGTGCTACTAATGTTTTTGAATCATTGACGCTTGGCAGTAAACCAGGTGGAATATTTAATAGTCTTGAAAATTTTGTTAATACAAGTACAGCAGCAATTAATACCTATCAAAATGCTAAAAATTTAACCAAAGCTGGATTAAAATCAGAAGGTCAGAATTTATTAGTTGGAGGAGTATTAGCAGCTTCGGCAGTTGCTACAACTAATATTAAAAATGTATTTTTTCCGAAGAGTCAAGAAAATACAAAAACTGAAGCTACACCGGTAGATTTTCCTTAAAGGCATTAAATGAGTAACTTACCACCAAATTCAGAAAATAATGAAGTTAGAACTTTTTTTGATAAGTTTTTTCTAGAACAAATAACTTTTCCTAGCAATCAAATTGATGCTGTATTGGGATTTTTTATTCGTAGAGGATTTGGCGAGCAAGCTGCTCGTAGCACAGGAATCGTTTTATTAAACCAAGCAAGATTAGATGGTGTTAATATTTTTGAATTATTGGATAAACTTAAAGGTTTAGATGATACACAGCTGAGTCAGGTAATCACACAGGTATTAAATTATTACAGAGTTCAAACTAGTGTATTAGGTTACAAAAAAAATAGTCCAGAAGACAGTTTAGAAAATCGTAATATATTAATATGAGCAAGTTTGCTAAAGGTAAATTTACTCCTAAACACCCGGAAAAATATGTAGGTATTAAGAGTCCTACATATCGTAGTAGTTGGGAATTTGCCTTTATGAATTTCTGTGACAGTCATCCTAGCATACAAAAATGGGCTAGTGAAGCAGTAAAAATACCTTATAAGAATCCTTTAACACAAAAAGTCACGGTGTACGTACCAGATTTTTTTATTCAATATATGGATAAGAAAGGAAAAATGATTTCAGAAATTATTGAAATAAAGCCACAGAATCAACAGCTTTTAGAAAAAGTGGGACGCAATACAGCTAGACAAGCACAATTTGTTGTTAATCAACATAAATGGGCCGCAGCCACAGCATGGTGTAAAAATCAAGGATTGAATTTCCGTGTGTTAAATGAGACAGATATTTTTCACCAAGGCGGAGCAAGATAAATAAGGTATGACTAAAAAACTAGAAGAAGTATTAAATTTACCTGAAAACAAAAAATTGGTAAAAGAAGAAGCCAAGAAGGCAGAAAAACCTGAAGCTTTTTTAAGAGATATGGAGGAGTTTGATAAAATCTCCGCAGCATTACCTCAAGTTAAAGGTCTAGGCGACATAAGTGACAAAGAGTTTGATTCATTAGCAGATCGTGCTACAAACGCCTATGATGATCTTATGGATTTAGGTATGAACGTGGAAGCTCGTTATAGCGGCCGTATTTTTGAAGTAGCTGGCACTATGCTTAAAAATGCTATTGATGCCAAAGCTGCCAAGATTGATAAAAAACTTAAAATGATTGAGTTACAGTTAAAGAAACAAAAAATAGATCAAGAAAATAATTCAGATAAAGGGTTGGATATTCCAGGTAATGGATATATTGTAGCTGATAGAAACAGTCTATTGGAAAAACTTAAAAATATTAAATAAATATAGCATATTGGAAAGACTATGAGCACATTTAAGGAATACCTAATAGAAAGCATTAAAACCTATGAATTTAAGGTTAAAATTGCAGGCGATGTCGATGACAAAATGGAAGAGAACATGAAAATGGTTCTTTCTAAGTTTGAATGCACTGGTGTAACTAAAACTATGCGCACCCCTATAACTGAGACTCCTTTAGATTTTCCTGAGCTTAAAAATGTACATGTTAATCTTTATGATATTACTTGTGGGTATCCAGTTACCAGTCATGAATTAGCAATTTATTTGTCAGAAAAATTAAAAATCAATCCTGTTCATTTAAGGGTTAGAACTTTAAAAGAGCAAGAAGAAATAGAAAATAATATTGAAAGTTATAGTAGAGTAGGTACTAAAGGTGAAGCTGTATTAAATAAGCCTTATGAAAAAGTAAACAATCAAGCAATGGCGGGCGAAAAAGCCAAATTAAGTTTTATAAAAAGTTTAGGTAAGGATCGTCATAGAGGCGAACAATATAAAGGCGTAAATGATCAGTTATTGGCCAAGAGTGCTCCTACAGAAAAAGCACATAACATGGAACAATCACAATTCTTAAAGAGTGTGTTAAGTTCAATCAACAGGACAGAATAATGGATTTCAAAAAACTATTACAAACCATAACAGATTTAGATCAAAACAAACAGATTTTAAAGGAATCCAATCAAACTGTTCAAGAGTGTGGTATTATGCCACCACTTGGTGGAATGGGCATGATGGGCGGTGCAAGTCATCCTCCTATTACAATGAATGTTAGTATGAATGCTTCGGGACCAGAAGGCATTCGTGACTTATTGAATGTGTTAAAAGGACACGGTGATGATGCTCCAGCCGATACAATGAGTGGTCCTGCAGGTGCAGTAGTTGCAGTTTCAGAGCCTGAGCATGATATGGGTCATGACATGGATGATATGGGTCATGACATGCATGGCATGGGACATGAAATAGATCATGACGAGAATGATGCGGGTGAATTAGAACTAGAATTAGATGAATATTCTAACAGTCCCGATGAAGAATATGCTGGTATGGCAGCAGCAGTGCCAAGTGGTGATGATTTAAACAAACCTAAACAGTCATTTAAACATAACTATCGTGGAGGCGACAACCCAATGAGTATGCCCATGCACGAAACTTTAAAATACAAGCTAAGAAACTTATATACAGAAGTTAAAGGAAGATAATGTCGAAGCTGCTTGACGGTGTACTTACCAAGAAAGCCTATAAGAAAGAAAAGTATACCGAGGAGCAGGTAGAAGACCTTTTAAAATGCAGTGATCCTGATATTGGATACCTTCATTTTTGCACTCGATTCTTTTATATTCAACATCCGGTCAAAGGCAAGTTATTATTTGAACCTTTTGATTACCAAGTAAGACTCCTACACGCATATCATAATCATAGATTTACCGTAAACATGTTGCCTAGACAGATGGGCAAGACCACCTGTGCGAGTGGATACTTACTTTGGTATGCAATGTTTCACCCAGATCAAACTATTTTAATTGCTGCCCACAAATATACTGGTTCGCAGGAGATCATGCAGCGTATTCGTTATGCATATGAGCTTTGTCCTGATTATATTCGTTGTGGTGTGATCAATTATAACAAAGGCAGTATAGAGTTTGATAATGGATCACGTATTGTGTCGGCCACAACTACTGGCAATACTGGTCGTGGTATGAGTATATCCTTATTATATTGCGATGAGTTCGCATTTGTGATGCCAAACATTGCTGATGAGTTTTGGACATCTATATCACCTACATTGGCCACTGGTGGTCGTGCTATTATTACTAGTACACCTAATAGTGATGAAGATACTTTTGCTACTATATGGAAAGAAGCCAATAATAATTATGATGAATATGGCAATGAGCAAGAATTAGGCGCTAATGGATTTTACCCTTTTACTTGTACTTGGGATGAACACCCAGACAGAGATGAAGCTTGGGCTGCTCAAGAACAGAGTAGAATTGGAGAAGAAAGATTCCGTCGTGAATATGGTTGTGAGTTTTTGATCTATGATGAAACATTAGTTAACAGTATTAGATTAAGTGAATTAACTGGCAAGGACCCTTTGTTTAAAATGGGTCAAACTAGATGGTATAGTAGATTAGATCCAGATAATATATATCTAGTCAGTTTAGATCCTAGTTTAGGCACTGGTGGAAACTACAGTGCTATAGAAGTGTTCGAATTGCCTACATTTAAACAAGTAGCAGAGTGGCATCATAATACTACACCTATACAAGGGCAGATTAAAATCTTAAAAGATATATTAAAATACCTCAGTGATGAAATGGGGGGTACTACTAATAACATTTACTGGAGTATAGAAAACAATACTGTAGGTGAAGCAGGATTAGTAGTGATCAAAGACCTAGGTGAAGAGCAATTTAGTGGTCTAATGGTGTCAGAACCTGTACGTAAAGGGCATGTACGTAAGTTTCGTAAAGGATTTAACACTACACATAGTAGTAAAATATCAGCCTGTGCTAGATTAAAGCATTTAATTGAAACAGGTCAGATGGAGATTAATAGTAAAAGCTTAATCAGTGAGTTAAAGAGCTTTATTGCAGCTGGTTTTACCTTTAAAGCAAAGACTGGGGATCATGATGACTTGGTAAGTGCCTTGTTATTAATGGTTAGAATGAGCACTTTAGTAGCTGATTGGGACCCAAGAGTGTTTGAAAGTCTTAGTGGTGTACATGTAGAGGAAGATTTCGAAGCTCCTTTACCTATATTCATTTCCAGCAGTTTCTAATAAATATTGATATGAGTGCAAATTTCCAACAAATAGCCAAAGATTTAGGTAGACAATTACAAACAAGGTTTCCTAGCCTTAAAAAAACCACTGCGGATGACAAACCTATTGACGGTGTTAATTTAAAAGACGCTGATGCAAGAAAATTTAGTTTTGATTTTACCAGTGAGGAAGGTGAAAAGATAGTAAATGTTACTATAAGTTTATCAGAGGAAGGTGAAGATCCTGGCTTAGATGTGCAATGGAGTGATACTGTAGATAATAGATCATGGGATAGGTTTATTAGAAATATATTGCCTAAATTTGCTCAAACACACGGATTAAATTTTAATGCACAGAATCCGTCAAAAACTAATTTAGATAAAAGAGATTCCTTAGGGGAAAATGACATGAATGAATCAAAACTATTTGGTACTAGTAAGACCAGTTATCAAGAAATAGGTGAGGCTAAAATTATTGTAAGACACAGCCAACCTGTTAATTTAAACTCCATGAATGGAAGATCTCAACGTATTGAGCACATTTATGTTGAAAATGCAATGGGTGAGAGATTTTTATATCCAGTCAAGCACTTAAACGGTGCAAGAGCATTGGCCCAGCATGTAAGTCATGGTGGCACACCATATGATGATATTGGTCGTCATGTTATTGGGCTTAGTGAGGAATTAAGTAAATTAAGATTTTTTAAGAATTATGTAGATCGTAGTCCTATTGTTAGTGAAAGCATGGGCAATATTCAACAAAAAGTAATTGAGCGCATTAATGACATTAAGAAGCAAGTGCATTCATTGCAGATGTCTAAAAATTACAGTGTTTTTAAAGAGAATTTTAGAGTAAATCAATCACAGGAAGTGCCCGAGGAAGTACTTAATGATTGGGTTGATAGATTAACTGTACGCAGTTTTAACGAAGAATTAAAAACAGCATTTCCTTATATCTATAAATTAGTGGATGAATCAGAATTACCTGTTAAAGAAATCGACACAGAAGAGGACATGCTAAAAACTAATGATGATAAAAAAGATTTAAAGTTTAAAAATAAAAAGATTAAGGAACTTAGTGCTTTTGAAAGTTATCTAGATCAAATTGTCAAAGAAGATGACGATCTATTTGATAATAATGAGGAATTACAACAGCAAGCCATGGCTGAATTAAAGGGTTTATTTGGTAATGAATTACCATTAGGCACAGATGGTGATAATGTTAGAGATAGTATAAAAGGTATTATAGACAATAATAAATTAAATCGTGCTTTTCAAATTTTAGCAGATTTAGGTCTAGATGAAATGGATGCTAGACCGATTATAGCTTCCTATTTAAAATCACATGACAGAGAAAATGGCACAGATTTAAGTAGTAAATTGGGGTTTGATGGTGTGTCAGCAGCACCTGCTGTTCCTCCCACACCTCCTGCTCCTCCACCTGAAGCGGCAGCACCCGCAGCACCTCCACCTGAAGCGGCAGCACCCGCAGCACCTCCACCTGAAGCGGCAGCACCCCTTGCTCCTCCACCTGAAGCAGCGGCCCCGCCAGGAGCAGCTCCAGGACCGATGATTCCAAACCCTGCCCCACTTGCTGAAAGTGGTAATGGCAGCAAATTAGTCGATGAAATTCGCAGTCGTATTAGTGGATTCTTTAATCAAACTGAGGGCACCTTCACCATAGGTGAAGAAGGGTTCGTTACAAAAATGTGTAAGGAACTCAAAGAAAAATATCATGTTCCCCCGGGCACTCATAAGGCTGATAGATTTGACCACATGGTAGAAAGAGCCTGTAATAACATCATGGAAAAATACAAGCAGCGTCATAGTCATTCAAGAGAGTTATCGGACATGAGAAGAATGGCTGGTATTATGGAAGCAGGAATTCAAATGCCTGGCATGGATGACATGGGTGGTATGATGAAAGGCATGACAGGTGGAATGGATCCACAAGGAATGATGAAAGATATTCAAAGTAAAATTCCAGCTGGCAATATGAAAACTACTAGAACTAGCAGTGGTACTATTGATGGTAAGCCAGCTAGTTATGATGATGCTATGAGTAAGTTTAAGGGTATGGCCGGTAATATGGGATTTGATGCCAGCGGTGATGACCCAGTAGGCGGCATGTATAAAGGTATACAGGGTAAGTTCGGTGACATGATGAAAGGGATGAAAATGCCGAACATGCCAGGATCGACGCCCTCTGCATCACCTACTAGAGCAGGTGCTACATCAGATCTTAAAACAGCATTGGCTAAAATGCAGCCAACTAGTCCTGACGATGCTATGAAGATGTTAGGTGATCTTAAGAAATTGGCAGGATTGGCTTAATTAGTCTTTTTTTCTTACCTTTCTGCTTGCAAAGCTAAATAAAAACGCATATAATAGCTATATGCGTTTTTTTGTTGGACACGTGTCTGGCAATATAGGCAAAACATAGGCAATTACAGGAGAAAAACTATGGCAACTTTAGCAGAAATTCGAGCAAAATTAAAAGAACAAGAAATCAAAGGCGGATCAACAGGTAGCGGTGATCTTTCAATTTATCCTTTCTGGAATCTTAAAGAAGGAGGTGAATCAGCTGTAAGATTCCTCCCAGACGGCGATGACTCTAACACATTCTTTTGGGTAGAACGTGCTATGATCAAGCTGGAATTTGCAGGCATGAAAGGCGAGTCAGACGGTAAAAAAGTCAATGTACAAGTTCCTTGTGTGGAAATGTACAATGATGGTTCAGTTTGTCCAGTACTCAGCGAAGTTCGCGGGTGGTTCAAAGATCCCTCACTTGAAGCAATGGGCCGTAAATATTGGAAAAAGCGTAGTTACTTGTTCCAAGGCTTTGTTACTGAAGACGGTCTTAAAGAAGACCAGATTCCAGAGAATCCCATTCGTAGATTTATCATTGGTCCCCAGATCTTTACCTTGATCAAGGGTGCATTGATGGATCCAGAAATGGAAGATCTGCCTACTGATTATGTTCATGGCGTGGATTTCCGTTTAATTAAGTCCAGTAAAGGTGGATATGCAGATTACGGCACTAGCAAATGGAGTCGTCGTGAACGTCCTCTTAGTGACGCAGAACAGGCCGCTGTAAAACAGTTTGGTTTGTTTACTTTGAAAGATTTCCTACCTAAGAAACCCACTGAAGTGGAAATGAAAGTAATCAAAGAAATGTTTGCAGCCAGCGTTGATGGCGAAGCATTTGACATGGAGCGTTGGGGTCAGTACTACAAACCCAGCGGTGCTAGCCAAAGTACAGGTGATCCAGTATCTTCTACTAGGGCCAGTGCTCCAGTAGCAATTGATCCAGATGCGGATATGGAAGAAGACAGGCCAGCTAAACCAGCAAAACCTGCGCTTAAAGCAGTATCCAAAGCAGCCGAAGAAAAAGAAGAATCTAAAGGCGGTGATAATCGTGCAAACGATATCCTTGCCATGATTCGTAGTCGTCAAAAAGCGTAATTTACCACTTGGGCCTCTGTGACATTAGTCATACGCCCGAGTTTTCTATGGAGAAAACAATGGCTACTTGGAAATTATCTACTGCATCAAAGAAAAATGCGGTAGAAAAACAATTTTGGGTCAAGGAAGGTGTTATTATTACTAGGGAAGAAGGTTACCGTTGGGGAACCTTCTATTGTGAAAGTGATGAACAACCTGACATTGACCTTGACAATGATGACGGATACCTTCTAACCAACTCGGAATATGACTGGGAATTGGATTGTCTTGATGATGGTTGTTGGGTTGATTGGGACTTCCCAGAAGATATGAGTGAAGAAGAGCAAGAACGAATCCAAGAATTATGCGAAGAGGATTTCATTGAAGGCCTTGAGGGCGACGGGTGGGTCAATGATGATACCGAATATTGGTTTTATGGCCCATTAGAATTAGAAGAGGTAGAATAATGGCGACAAAAGCATTTGATTTAAGTAAATTTCGTAAAACTCTAACTAAGAGTATTGATGGATTAGGTGTGGGTTTTAATGATCCTACAGATTGGGTAAGTACTGGCAACTATGCACTAAACTATTTGATTAGCAGTGATTTCCATAAAGGTATTCCCTTGGGGAAAGTTACTGTATTTGCCGGTGAAAGTGGTGCAGGCAAAAGTTATATTTGCAGTGGTAACTTGATTAAAAATGCACAAGAACAAGGTATCTATGTAGTTCTAGTTGATACAGAAAATGCACTAGATGAAGCTTGGCTTAAAGCATTAGGTGTAGACACAGGTGAGGATAAACTACTGAAATTGAATATGGCCATGATTGATGATGTGGCCAAAACTATCAGTGAGTTCATGAAAGAATACAAACTTATGGAGGAACGCCCAAAAGTTTTATT